CGGACAGCAGCGCGGTCTGCGGGCGCTTGAGGCTGGCAACCACGCGCTGCAGGGTGGCAGTGGTGTAGATATCCATGGTGCGGGCTCCTTAGCGCGCGACGCCGTTGGTGAGGAAGATGCCAAGGCCGCGCAGGCCCTCGCGGATGCTGGCGACCGTGTGGCTCGCGCCGAGGGTCAGGGCGTTCTCGTTGAAGTCGCCGGACTCATAGACGATCGCCTCGGCGGTGGCGCCGGTGGTGGTGATCGACTCGGCCGCGATGAAGCGCGGGGTCTGGCTGCCATCGCTCGCAGCGGACAGCGAGATGATGACGTTGCCGCCGCTGGTGATCTGGCCCAGGACGTGGCCGCGGACGATGGTCTGGCTCGTGCCGATCGTGACCTTTCGCGCACGGACGGGCATGTCGCCGGCGATCAGGTGGTCAGGGTTGTAGGTGCCCTCGGTGGCGAGGGTGGCGCGGGTCTGATACTCGCTCATGAGGTCTTACTCCTTGGCCAGGCCGAGTGCGACGGCGGTGGCGATCAGTGAATCGGCGGGGGTGCCGTCGGTGTTGCCGCCGTGCGCGGCGGGTTTCGGGGAGTCGGAGCGGATGCCGCGCATGCTGACGCCGCGGTCCCGCTGCGCGCGGAGCATCGCCAAGGCGAAGTCGCCGGGCTGCGTGCCGTCGGCGACGGCCTGCTGCAGTTCGGCCTCAAAGCCTTCTTCCTGCATGCCCAGCAGGGCAGTCAGGCGCGAGCGCTCTGCGGTGGTGGCTTCGGCCTTGGCCGCTGAGATCTGCTCGGCGGTGGCGTCGATTCGCTCGACGGTGGATGCAGCCGCAGGCTGCTCGATCTCGATCTGGTCGGCGGTGTAGCCGGCCTCCAGCGCGAGGCGAAGGTCAGCGGTGTTTGAAACCGTGACCGTGGACTTATCGCCCATGGTGGTGTTCCTCTTCGTAGGGCTTGCGGTGCCGGCAAGCTCGGCGATCACGGTTTCGAGTGATCCAAGACGGTCGGCCATTCGTGCAGCAACAGCAGAGGCGCCGACCAGCACTCCCCCGCTGCCAAAGTCGGCGATCACGGTTTCAGCCGTGACGCCGCGGTTCCGCGCGACCGCGCCGACGAACACATCGGCCATCGCATCCACGATCGCCTGCACCTGCGCGCGGCCGGCTTCAGTCGCTGGGTCGGTGCGCTTGTTCGGGCTCTGGCTGCTGACGATCTCCAGGCGTCGCGCACCGCTGCGCTCGTCGCGCTCTCGGGTGTCGGTGTAGGACATGACGACGCCGATCGAGCCGACGATGGCGGTCGGGTCCATGACGATTTCGCCAGCTGCCGATGCGATCCAGTAGGCCGCACTGGCGCCGGCGCCCTCGACGTAGGCCACGATGGGCTTCGTGTCGCGCGCCTGATAGATCGCCTCGGCGAGCTCGTTGATGCCGGTGGCCTCGCCGCCAGGGCTGTTGATCTCCAGCACGATGCCGCGGACGTAGGGGTTCTCGACTGCCGCTTGGAAGTCGCGCGCGATCACGCCGGTGGCAGTGGCGCCGCTGACTTCTGTCAGCAGGTTGGCGTAGCGGAAGACGGGGCCGGTGATCGGGATCACGGCCACGCCGTCGCGCATCTGCACGGTGCGGGTGTTGTCCAGCGGGCGCCCCAGGCGCATCGATACCGCCTCGGGATCGCCCATGCGCTCGGCGACCTGCAGGATCGTTTCCAGCGATTCCTGCTGGATCAGCCACGGCCGCCCGGCCGCCAAGTCAAAGGCTCGGATGGTCATGCTGTTTCCTCTGTCGGGGGCGCGTCTCGGCGCACCACTTCCTGCACGCGGCTCTGCTCAATCCACGTGCCATCTGCCTTGCGGCGGTTCACCTCTTCGAGCCGCTGCTCGTAGACGTCCTCCCAGTCCTCGCCGGTCATCTGCGCCGTCTCGATCGCCTCATTGCTGACGCCGATCTCGATGCGCGTCTTGGCTGCGCTGGCTTCCTTCTCTTCGTCCATCGATCCGCGGCTCGGGCCGATCCACAGCGCGCGCGAGTAGGCGATGCGGCGCATCGGGTCGGCATAGCCGGGCAGGTTCAGCCGTCCGCTCGCGACTTCGAGATCCAGCCACAGCGCATAGATCGGCTGGCAGAACTGCTGCGCCAGCACCCAGCGGCGCATGGTGTAGAAGCGCCAGGCCTGCAGCATCGCGGCGCGCGCGGCGCTGTAGCTGCTCTGGTAGTGCAGCAGCAGCTCGTCAACCGGCAGCTCCAGCGCGGCGCCGATCTGCTTCGTGACCGCCATGAAGAACGGGTCGAACTGCGCATTGGGCCGCGCAGGGTTGGCCATGTTGACCTTCTCCCTCGGAGCCAGATCAACCGCGGCACCCTCGCCCAGCTTGAAAGTGTTCCCATCCTCAACAAACGGGATGGGGTTCCCGTTCTCATCCAGCTGCTCGGATTCGCGCTCAATGAAGAACGTGAGCATCGCGGAGACCACGGCGGCCATCAGCTCGGCGCCGCCGTACCGGCTGATCTGCACCAGCGGTTCCAGAATCGGCGCCAGGTATGGCGCGCCGCGAACCTGCCCCGGACGCTCCTTGTCGTTCCAGACATGCAGCACGCGGCGGCGGCCGGTGTCGGCACCGAAGAACGGATAGAACTCCCAAGACGCAATGCGGGTCGTGGTGCGCACTTCGCCCGGGTGCTGGCTGCGAATCCAGCAGCCAACAGGGACGCCGCCGTCCATCACGATGCCGTCCATCAGGCTGTCGGTGTCGGCGCCGTCGCGCGGGTTGCTCACGCGGTCGGCCTCGACCAGCTGCACCTTGAGCTCGCTGGTGTTGCCCGGTCGGTCCTGCAGCGGCGTCAGCGCGAACACATCGCCGGAAGCCATCGCGGACAACAGGGTCAGGCCCTGCAGCCCATAGAAGTCGCTGTTCGCCTCCCAATCGCAGGCCTGCGGCGACTCCGCCCAGGCGCGGAAGCGCTGGCGCAGGGTGCGGTTCAGGGCCTTCGCCGCTTCGGGCGACAGCCCGAGCACGTCCGAATCGACAGCAGGCCGGCACATCATGCCGGTGCCCACGATGTTGGTGCGGTTGCGTGTCAGCGCAGCGCGGGCAATTGGGTGATTGCGGAAGGCGTCGCGCGAGCGAGCGCGCAGCGTCATCTGCTCCCACTGCGGCAGGTCGCTTGCCGCGCTGCCCAGCAGCGGCGTGTAGGCCTGCATCGAGCGCAACACATGCGACGCCCCACGGTAGGCAGTCTCCGGCCGCTCGGGCGGGCTCGTGCTGGCTGCCGGCGCCAGGAACTCGCCCCAGCTCGCCGGCATGGATTCGGACAGGCGCATCAGTGCGGCACCGCGTAGCTGATCCGGGCCCGGCCGCGACCGGCGCGAGCGTTCGCCTGTGCTGCGACCTTGGCCGTGTAGCTGTCCTCAAGCGCGCGCAGCTCGCCCAAGTCAGCAAGCGATACCCAGCGATCCCCATAGCGGACGGTCTGCCCACCCTCCAGCACGGCATCAATCGCCGCCTGCACTGCAGCCAGTCGTGTGCGGTAGTCGGTCACAGCTGCACTCCTGACGTGCGGTTCCCGCGTCGGATAACGCGGAGTGGTTGCGGCTCTGGGTCGCCTTCTTTCCGCACGTCCGGGTTTTCGTCCCAGTCGCGCGCCCAAGGCGGCGGGTTCGTCCAGTTGATCTTGTCGGCCTGCAGCGCGATCCACGCGGCCTCGCCGTAGACGCACAGGTCGAGCTCTTCGTTGTGCCGCTTGCTGGCGTTGACCCAGCCCTTGGCGGTGCGCGTCTCGGCGGTCAGTTCCTCAAACGCCGAGGTCGGCATCCACGAGGCGAAGTGCCAGAACCCGGGGCCGGGCTCTTCGCGCTTCAGGTCCGCCGCGATCGTGTCCTTGATCTGGTCGGTGTTGATGAAGAGCACCGGCACATCGCCCGTGGCGCCGCTGTTGCTCTGCTTGTTGCCGCGCGCGTCAGGCCTGCGCTCTTCCACTCGCGGCGCGTTGCTGCTGTTCGCGCCCTTCACCAGCCGGAACTTGTGGCCCATGCCCTCGCGCGCCATCTGGCGCCAGAACTCATAGGCCCGGCTGGTGACGCCATCCTCGCCGCCGGAGTCGCACAGCGTGACGCGCACCGGCATCGTCCGGCCGCTGCCATCCTCCAGCGGGTAGCGGCGCTGAATCGCCTTCTCGAC